AACGGATCACTGGTTGTAAGAACAATAGCTTATTGATTCGGTTACTCAAACGCCAGGTCAAGAACAAAGGATTTAGTATGGGCGGTATTAGATTCAAGGTAAAAGGTAAGCGTTGTTCAGGAGAGTACACAACATCACATGGTAACAGTGAAACCAATCATTTGATGATACGAACTATTTTACGGTTTTTGGGCATCACCGAATTTCAAATTTTCGTTAATGGAGACGATTCAGTCATAATTTGTAATGAAGAGGATATGGCGAAAATAGTTGACAACTTACACCTGTTTAGAAATTTCAACATGGAAACAGAGATCGAGCATATTGCGCGAGTTTTTGAAGAGATAACCTTTTGTCAAACATCACCTGTTTGTGTAGATGGAGTCTACACCATGATACGCAAACCAGTTAGAGTGTTGTCGAGACTACCTTATTCATCAACTAATTGGCAATTAGTGTTAAATCGATTTTTAGTCAGTGTTGGTCTATGTGAATTAAGTATAAACATGGGAGTACCCATATTACAAGAGCTCGCTGTCTGGCTTATAAGAAAAGGTGGTTGTGATCGTCCGTTGACCACACATAAAACTGATCATTACGATGCTAAGGCAGTACTGGATATCAAGCCAATACAGCAAAGTACGCGTGAGAGCTTTAATTTAGCTTTTGGTATTGACAGTTATGATCAGCTTAAAATCGAGAAGATTTTAAGGGACGACACTAATAATCGCCCAGATTATACCAGAAGAATTTTAGAAAAACTTAATTACAAATTATATTAATTTCACTTATTTAGTTAGATAGTAGTTAGAATGTCCACAACTAATGTCACAACAACGGTCACTAGAAATAGGAAGATCAAGCGTAAACCTAAGAGTAGTAACAAGACAAAGAAAGTTATGTTTAACAACCAATCAGCTCCCATATCCAAAAGCGTTAGAATGGTTAAGAAGCCAGCTACGATAAAGTCAACAACCGGAACAACGATTTGTGTTGCTCACACTGAATTTATCGCTGATATAATATCAACAGGTTCAGCTTTTGCAGTTACACGCTATGCTGTCAATCCTGGATTAAACGTAAGTTTTCCATGGTTGTCAAACATGGCAAATAATTATGAATCATATAAATTCAAGAAGTTAGAATATCAGTATAAACCAATTTGTGCCACTTCAACACCAGGTAAGGTTATTTTGGCTATAGACTTTGATGCCGCAGATGCGGCACCATCAAGTAAATTAGTTATGAATTCCTACGAAGGTGCTGTTAGTTGTTCACCTTGGGATTTAATAACTTATAAAGCAACCAACGCAAACTTAAATAAGTTTGGTGTGCAACGATTCGTTAGAGTTGGTATTGTACCTACAGGTACTGATATCAAAACATATGATATAGGCAATATATTGGTTGGAACTTCGAACACACCAGCTACTTCAACAACATTAGGAGAGCTTTATGTGACTTACGAAGTTGAGTTTTATACCCCACAATTACCAGCATCCATTTCTTTAACACCAGGTACGGGGGAGACCAATACGTTTGGATTACAGAATGGAGTCGTATCCATATCAGCAACCGGTATAGCATCCTTAACTGCATCATATTATAACAGATTGATGTATTATATTGTACAACAAGCAGTCATACCAGGGAATAAGATGCTTATGGATATAGCTGTGAATCCTTTTATCAATAAGCCCATAAGATGGGATTTAAGTGCACCACTTAACACAATAATTGGTTGCCCAGCCGATATATCAGATGGTTTGTTTGGATTAGATTACATCACCAACATCGTTAATATATTTGCACCGTCATCTAATCAATATTATAACAGATCTTGGGTTTCAAGACCGACCAGATCCTACCAACAGGACCATAATACACCTAGATTGAGTGTTTATCGATTTGAGATACCATGGGTAGCAACAGGTAATTCCATCCTAAGATTGGTGTGTCAAACACTGGAAGGGTATCCAAATGACGTTGGCACTAATATGTATGCATTAGGAGACTCATTTTCATCACCATTGATTTCTAATGTAAATTTTGATTGGAACAATCCAGGAAGTGTTGCCAACAACATGTTATTGAATGCTGCGACAAACGATATAGCAGATCTTTTAGCGACTTTTGAAACATTATAGTTGAATGGCCACTATTAGTACCGTGCATATTACTATTATTGCTTTAGTTATTATTTAGTTTTATATATAGATTAGTCATAGTTGTAAATAAATAAATAACATTGAGCGAGGTGTTCATCAGTATCCATGAACATAAATATCTCATTAAACTAAAAATTGGACTTATTACTAAATAAACAAGATTAGTTAGGTGAAAGTTGAGGAACCACGTAAAGAGTTCGATCACTAGCGGGCACTACAGATCGGCGCGGACGAGTATCAACCAATCACAACAATTCTATATGGCGAAGGAAGGATAACCATATAGTCTATTTAAG